CAAATGCACCCTCTACACTTGGTGGCCCTAATTTAGATAATCTGTCTGTATTAATGACCTATGACCCTGTTGTTTTAACTGCCACACAAACTGCTGAATTAAATACTACCTTTCAAGAAATAGAAGAAACATTAACTAATGAAATAGAAACAGTAGAATTTATACCACTAGAAGAATTTGTCTTTGAAGTTTTTGAAGAACCTGAAATGGTGGTACAATTATTTGAAGAACTATATTTTGAGGAAATAGCAGTAGAGGAAATTAATACAGGTATTGTAAATATATTTTTTGAACCTGTAGAAACAATAGAGGTATTATATGAAGAACCAACGGCCCTCGAAACATTCACAACAGAAATCGAAATTGAAGAAGGAATTATTGAAACAGCAGAAGTTGGGCAGACCATCGAAGAAACCTTTGAATCTAGCACAACGATTGAGCCAAACAATACAAGAGAAGAAGTTGTTGAAGCAGAACCAACAGAAGAAGTTGGCAGAACAGCAAATGGAAATTCACCAAGAGAAAACGAAAGAGGAACTAATGGAGAGTCTGTCGCAGAAATATCAAGCTCAGAAGAAGAACCTGTTAGAGAAAATAACAATGTTCCTGAAGAATCTGAAGGAGAAAATACAGTTGCTACTGAAGAAGTAGAAGATGAAACCATCTCTAACGAAGAAGAAGAAAGAACTGAAGTCGCT